TGAGAATAGTTTGATCTTACTGATATCAAACTTAATCTCTTGTTCTGGATATTTCTCTGAGATATATTGATAGATGTATCTATCATTTCCATATATCTTAAAGTTTTCGACACCATCATACTTCTTGATAAATTCACGACAATCGCGAACTGTACCAGGTTCTACAGATTCAACATATTCACCATCCAGTGTTTTGTTTTTTGTTTTCTTTTTAGATGGAACAAAAAGAGTTGGATAAAACTTCTCTCTGATTGCGAAATGTTTTCCATTTTCGTAACCACGAACTAAGAAGTTGTCTCCAACCATCTGGACGTTAGTATAAAAACGCATTATTTTGTTAGTTCAAGATACTGATCAATAATTTCTTGTTTGGGTTCTACCATTGTTAGTATATCATCTGATCTTAGCATCATCTCAGTTTGTCCTGCAAAATCTGGCCAAGGTGTTAGACCTATATCCTTATCATACTGGTAAGGATTTTTTATTTTGCAATCAGGTTCCCCTAATTCTGCTTGAATCTCTTCTACTTCACAAATGACAACATTATCGACTTTAAGTAGAAGTCCCTTTACTTGTTTGTTTTTCGAGCTCATTTAATCGATCCTCATACATTTTTTTAACAGAGTCTAATGGTTCCACAACTGTTACTACCCAATCTGGTTTAATTGGAATTGATTTATCAGATGATAAAAGAATCCAAGGAGATAAAGTAATCTCAACTGAAGTATCATTATTGCTTGCTTCTTCAGTTAGAAGAAGGGGTCTTTGACTAACAATTTTAAAAGGATTGTTAAGAAGGTATCCTACAATCTTTTGTTGTGCTTCGTCTTCTCCCATTACTAACTCTTTTGCATCAGAGATGATTTGGTCTCCTGATTTTAATAAAATTAGTTTAACAGACATTTTCCGATATTAATTGATATGGTAGATTCCTATAGCCGCTTATGCTGAACCTACCAAAGGGCATAACCGCAGCCAGTATTTCTCTGACAAATATATTATACCATAAAAAAAGGGATCGTCAAGATCCCTTGATATTTTATTTAGAGGTAATCTTTTCGGGCATGATGCTCTGGAACTACCTTACCTAATTCAACAGTAAGAAGACCATCTTCAAAAGAAACTTTTTTAATCTCTACATCTTCAGACAATTGCCAAGATCTTTCAAATGATCTTTGTGCCATACCACGATGTACGTATTCGGATTCTTTCTTCTCTTCTTTCTTACCTTCTACGTGTAGTTTACCGTGTTCTGTGTAAACTTTAACTTCTTTCTTTTTAAATCCTGCTAGTGCAATCTCTAAACTTGATTCATGATTGCTATGTTGCACAATATTATATGGTGGGTAAGTTTGTGCTGTTGTTCCCCAGACCTGATCAATGTATGAGTCAAGTCCAATACTGTTTCTTGCAATCTTATCCATTAATTCTGAAAGATTGTTTGCAGTATACCTTTGAATGTTTGTCATAATTCTCCTTAATAAGCGAGTGTTGATTGTGGATCCTTTCGGCATCCAATACTATTTAAACATATAACATAAAAAAAGGGGATGTTGAATCCCCTACTTTTATATTCGGTTATAACTCCATCAACCTAAAAAAACAATCTCTATGATCTTTAACGTGGTACGTAAAACCGCCCCTTTCTTCAACTGCTTTTGCTAATGGATAATCATTCTCTCCTTCTGCCATCATATCTCCAAAGAAATGTATTTCATCTGTAGGATCAAAATCTCTGAGTATCTGACTTTTATCTACATTTGATATATCAAGACCAGTTTGACCTCCTATCTGAACATTTAATTCTGGAAATCTATCTTTCAATCTATGTGCGATATCTATTCTCTCATTGGTAACATGATCGTGTTCAATATACATTTGTCTTTCATCTAGATCATTTTCTCCTCTACCAAGAATACTAAAATTAATTCCACCAGGTCTTGTTTCAATATGTTTACCAGTTCTTATAGGAAACTGACTATGATCTAATTCATCTTGCAAAAATAATTTTACTTCCTCTGGCAATACCCAATCAGATTGATAAACATTATTTCCTTTTTCATATACATCGCTACCAGAACAGTTGTAAACTCTTTGACACTTATTACAAAGTTCCTCTCCAAGTTGTTCTATTGTTTTTTCTTTATCGCTACCTGTAACAATATACATATTGCAGTTATCTGCAAATCCTAAAAGGTAACTTAAAAAATCAGGTTCGATTACTTGTCTGCTTGGTGTTAATGTACCATCAACATCAAAAATGTATTTTATCATAAGTCAAAAAAAGGAGGGAGGTTGGATTCCTGTATACCAACAAATAACGGGCATTACTACAGTAGTAAAATACGTTATTGCCTGAGACCCGATTGGTTGATCGGTTCTGACTCGCATCAGCAGCACCACCTGTGTCTCATCACCTTAACTAGCGGTTGCCAGTAAGTTTATTCAGTCACTCCCATGTTGCGTCCAACAAATATAATATAACAATAAAAAAGGGGTATGTCAACCCCCTAAATCTTAAGTAATTATTAAGGTTATTTTATACCCCATATTCTATCGCAGTAATCCTTGATAGAGCGATCAGACGAGAAGAATCCTGAGTTAGCAATATTCTTTAAAGACATAGTGTTCCACTTTTGACGATCCAACCAAGTATTTGAAACATCATCTTGAACTTTTGAATAACTATGGAAATCTGCCATAACACAGAAAGGATCGTGGTAAATTAAATTATCAACTAAAGGACTAAACATACTTGTATCTCCTCCACTAAAATGTCCACCTTTAATAAGATTGATTGCTTCCCATGTTTCTTCATCCATATGATTTTGTGGATAATAACTATTTTGCCATAACTCTTCTATTTCAGATTCAGTTTTACCAAATAAGAAGAAGTTCTCCTCTCCTACAAGATCTCTGATCTCTACGTTAGCACCATCTAATGTTCCTATAGTTAGAGCACCATTCATTTGGAACTTCATATTACCAGTTCCTGATGCTTCTTTACCTGCTGTTGATATTTGTTCTGAAAGATCTGCTGCAGGATATACCATCTCCCCTAGTTTCACACTATAGTTTGGTAGGAATATAACTCTTAACTTTCCATCCATATCTGGATCTTTGTTTACTACTTCAGCAATATTACAAATGAATTGTATGATTAGTTTTGCCATATAGTAACCTGGTGCTGCCTTACCACCAAATATTACTGTGCGAGGAACGAAGTCCTTTCCGTTTTTGATTTTTAAATATTGAGAAACAACCCAGAGTGCCATAAGGTGTTGACGTTTATACTCGTGTATTCTCTTAACTTGAATATCAAACATAGAAGAAGGATCTACTAATACTCCAAGATTATCGAAAATATAATTTGCTAAATTATGTTTACCTAATAATTTTGTTTCTTCAATTTTAGATAATAAAAGTTTATCGTTCTCCCATTGCTCTAATAATTTAAGGGATTCCATATCAGTAATCCAATCAGGACTTGAGTACTGATCAAGCACCTCTGATAATCCAGGATTACACGAAGCAACCCAACGACGAGGAGTAACACCATTAGTTACATTCGTAAATTTATGTGGCCACAGATCATAGAACTCTGGCATTAGTTTTGTTTTGATTAATTCAGAATGCAATGCAGCAACACCATTTACATGATGGGATCCTACGGTAGCAAGGTGTGCCATACGAACAGATTTACTCCCTTCTTCTTCAATGATGGATAGTTTAGATAACATACTATCATCGCCAGGATATTTAAGTCTTACTACTTGTAAGAATCTACGATTGATCTCATATATTATTTCTGTATGTCTTGGTAAAAGAGTTTTAAATAATTGTAGATCCCACTTCTCTAATGCTTCTGGCAACAGAGTATGATTAGTATATGCAATGGACTTAGTTGTTATCTCCCACGCTAAATCCCATTCAACATGTCTTTCATCGACAAGTAATCTCATTAACTCTGCTACTGCAACAGAAGGATGAGTGTCATTTAATTGAACTTGCCAATGCTCTGGAAACTCCTCTACAGGTATTTCTCTCTTATCAAGACTTCTCAACATATCCTGTATCGAAGCACTAACAAAGAAATGTTGTTGTTTTAATCTTAGTTCTTTACCTGCACTTGTACCATCATTAGGATATAGAACCTTAGAAATAGTCTCAGATGAGACACTTTGTTCTACAGATCCCATATAGTCACCAATATTAAATGCATAGAAATCAAATGTTTCTGTAGCATCTGCTCTCCACAATCTCATTCGATTGCAGTTATCAACTTTATATCCTAACTGAAGGATATCATATGGAACAGCAATAACCTGTTCATCAGGAACCCAACGAACTCTACTATTACCTCTGTCGGAAATATAATGCTCTACTCTACCACCAAATCCAACTAACACAGACTCGTCTGGATGACAGAGTTCCCACGGCCAATCTCCGTGCAACCAGTTATCAGTAACTTCTATCTGTTGATTATTTCTTATCTGTTGCTTGAATATGCCATACTTATATCTTATACCATATCCTGTCGCAGGAACCTTCAGAGACGCTAGAGACTCCATATAGCAAGCAGCAAGACGACCAAGACCACCATTACCAAGTCCTGGTTCTTCTGCTACATCTAAAACTTGTTCTAAAGTTAAATCATATTCATTTAATGCTATCTTTGCTTCTTCTATTATCCCTAGACTAAGTAAATTATTATTTAATTGCGGTCCTATTAAAAATTCTGCTGATAGATATGCAACTTCTTTCTTAGAAGTTTTTTTCATATCTAACCAATAAGTCATCATCTGATCTCTGACAGCATAACTCAATGCCATATAGAAATCATGCAAAGATGCGTTCTCTGGATGTTTACCTAATGTATAAAATAAACGTTCTTTTATACCATTAGAAAGGGTACTAAACTTCTTCAACTTTTTTCTTCTTACTACCTATATTATACTTCGTCTCTAGAATCCAGTCATTTTTGTCTTTATATGCTAATACTTTGATTTGATTCAAAGGAGCAATATCTTGTATTTTGTCGGTGTCTACAATACCAATTAAACCCCAATCAGCAAGAAGCTGAGCAATACGATTCCTACGCTGAACATCATTAGGAGTAAGGTTAGCGTGTTTTCCATCAAGAGCAAAAAGTTCTTTAAAGTGGACAAGATAGTACCTCCCTTGCTTATGAAGTATGTGGCAACTTTGATATATCTTCTTTTCTTTCCTACTTGCTACACCAATTCTTGTGAGAGTTTCTCTAACTTTAAGAAAATCGTCTGGTTCATTAAGTAAAACCTCAACCATTTTCTCTGGCGACCAGGCTACTTCAGGTTCTCTAACAACACTCATCGTTTTCCTCCAGTTTCAAATTTCGATTTTATAAAATCAAG